AATCAATCCTCTGACGCTAGAAGATCTGGCTCGGATACTGGTAGAACCCAAAAACAATCTAATAGAACAAACCAAATGGTATTTTTCTACGGATGACATAGAATTAGAATTTGAAGACACAGCAATATTAGCAATAGCTCAAACCGCAGTAGAGCGAGATATTGGCGCTCGTGGACTCAAAAGCATCATTGACCAAGTGTTGATGAAAACCATGTATTCTTTACATACACTAAAGCGTCAAGGTATAAGTAAAATACGCATCAATAGCGAAGTAATTACAAACCAACAGGAACCGGAATATATTAAATGATCAAAGATAAAAACAGACCAATAGCGCCTGGCAACAGAGTTTTTGTAGTCAACGACCAAGTTGACAAAGCTCTGCGCAAGTTTAAAAAGAAAGTCCAAGACAGCGGTCTGCTTCAAGAACTACGTGAACGAGAGTTTTACGAAAAACCCACTGCTGCTCGTAAAAAAGCAAAAAGCCAAGCTCGTCGACGTTGGCAGAAAAAACTCGAAGCAGAAGCATTGCCTAAAAAACTATACTGATGTATATTGAATTCCTGTTGTCATCTGGTGCAGGCGGAATGGCCGCAGGTTATTCGTCTCTATCTTTGCATCACAACATCGAAACGTGGGCAAAAAAATACAACATCAGTTACAAGACAAAAATAGTAAAATATACCCTAAGGCTATCTCTAGAGTCTGAAAAAGATTATTCTTTTTTCCAACTTAGCTGGAACCCAGATAACCAATATTGGACACAATACACCGTTATCTATCCAGACGGACATGGCAGATCTTGACAACTCCTGGAATAGAGCGTATAAATATATTTGTAAGATGCCTCCGGGGTCTTGCAGTCATATTTGCTTAAAGGAGAAATAAAATGACAACCTATCTATTAGACATTCCTGCCCTGCATCGTCGCTTTATCGGCTACGATCAACTGTTTGAAGAACTCAATCGTACTTTCACAACAGCAGCCAAACAGGACAACTATCCACCCCACAATGTAATACGCACAGGCGATAACCTATTTCGAATTGAAGTAGCTGTGGCCGGCTTTGCAGAAGAAGAACTGGATGTGGCTCTTGAAGGTCGTATGCTGACCGTGCGTGGCGAACGCAGACGCGATGATGGTGATGAAGAATATCTACATCGTGGCATCAGTGGACGCAATTTTGAGCGCACATGGCCACTGGGCGATAACATGGAAGTTCGTGGAGCCACTGTGAAAAATGGTATTCTTACTGTGTCTTTGGAACACATCGTTCCAGAAGAAGACAAGCCTAAGAAAATTGCCATTACGTTTGCAAAATAAACTCTAATGTAGTATAATGTAGACTGCTACAACAGCAGTCTACTATAGCGAGGATAAAATGGCAGAGACACTTACTAAAACACAAAACAATCTTAAAATTGAACCAAAACTAAACATTCATGAACCTCGCATGTTTAAGGTACTCTTTATCAATGATGAAATTACCACCATGGAATTTATTGTTGAGGTTCTAAAAAATGTATTTGAATATGAAGAAGATCGCGCACAAAATCTAACCATGCAGATCCATCAAGAAGGATCTGGCGTGGTTGCTGTTCTTCCATATGAGTTAGCAGAACAAAAAGGCATCGAAGTCACGGTGCTGGCCCGTAACAACGGATTTCCACTTCAAGTTAAACTAGAGCCAGAGGCTTAATATGGCTGATGTAATGCTGGACCTAGAAACTCTGAGCACACGCCCTGAGAGTGTGATACTTACCATTGGTGCTGTTAAGTTTGATCCATGGGGCAATGATGTAGAAACTGAGAATGGTTTGTACCATCGTGTGAATGTTGACGAACAACTTGTGCTGGATCGACATGTACTAGAATCCACAATTGAGTGGTGGGGCAAGCAAGAAGAATCTGTGCGTGAAGAAGCTCTTGGCGAAAGCAATCGTGTTAGCCTTGATACTATGACTCGTGATCTCAACAAGTTCTTGGTTGGGGTAGAAAACATCTGGTGTCAGGGTCCTGCATTTGACATTGTTATACTTGAAAATTTATATCGCCAGCTGAGCAAGCCCACACCCTGGCAGTTCTGGCAGATTCGTGACAGCCGTACACTGTTTGGCACACACGGCGATCCACGAGAAAAAGATCGTAAAGCCGCACACAATGCTCTAATGGACTGTTATTATCAAGCACTTGGTGTTCAGCATATATACAAACAAGCAAGAGTACCCAATCCCCGAGAAAGATCCCACGCATGAGTGATGAACAATTCCAAGAACTAATGAGTGAACTACGTGCTCTGGCAATGAAAGTTCGTTTCATTGAAGAAGACATACAAGAAATCAAAGATACCAAACTAGAACACATAAAAGCCTGTGTTGAACAACTGGCAACAGAACAACTTCAAAAAGTCCAAGACAGTGCTGCCAAAAACTGGAAAGTGGAGAGAATGTAATGCAAATAGTGTTTAATAGAGTTACCGCAGATCAACTGCGTGAAAAGTACACAGTACTTGAACTGGAAGCAATCACAGTAAATGACCAGACCTTAGAGGCATTTTGTGTAGTGCCAGTTGAACATATTGCAATGGAAATGGCCACACTAGAATACAATGTATCCTTGCACGAACAGCTGGTATCTGCAATAAGAGATAATCAGACTGATACTTGCATGAGTATTATTCCGGATCTTTTAGGAAAATTTGGCGGCGAGCTAGATAGTTTTTATGAAATCATAATGTCTCGTTGTACTGATACTGGTAGTACAAGATTCTCAATATCTGAGAACCTGACTGAACAATAGCGATAGCGGCTTACAAAACAGGTCAATTTCTATAAATACTGTTTTAAGGAGCCATTATGCACAAGCTAATGATGGCGTTCCTATTCTGCTTACACAGCGTAGCCAACGCCCAGGCATTTCAATACCAGCACCCATCACTGTGCGACAAACTTGAAACGGTGCTGGAAAGCATCACACAAAAATTCGGTGAGAGACCAGTCTGGGCCGGACAAGACGTTGGAGACGGTTCAAGGTTTATGTTGTTTGAAAACACCAAACAGAACACCTGGACTTTGATCAAATACAACAAACAGGTTGCATGTGTACTAGGAGTAGGCACTAACGCTGAATCCATGTTTGGTACTCCAGTATAGTACAGAGTTTTTGATATCATGAAAACTTTCAAAGAATACGTTAATGAAGCAGAGCAAAATTTTGCAAGGGATTTAAATGAATTTGCCCCGGGCGGTGATGACAGCAACAGCCCATACGCCTACGGTGTAGCAATACAAAAATTTGCAGATTTATATGCTGACGGCAACTCAGACATCAGTGCCGATGGTGTTGATGTTAGATCTGACTCAACATCACAAAATGACAGCGACGCCGCTGACATAGATCAAATAGCAAAAGCATTTTTGAGCAAAGGCATGGAAGCCGGTAGAGAAGCATACATGAGCATTGATGACTTTATTCAAGATGACATAACTGGATATCTTGAAGATCAAGGATTTAATGTTGCTAACGATATCTATGCTGAATATAAAAAGGATATGGAACGCTGGGACAATTCTCCAGAAGGCAATGCCGCGGCACGGGCCCAACAGGAAAAAGATGCTGAGTGGAAAAAAGGTAAAGCTGACAGAGATGCTAACGAAGTGGTTATATCAGCAGTGAATCCAAAAAATCCATATGATGTACAATCCAGTATATCGTTTGATCAACGACAAGTTCTTGCCGGACAACTTCGATCCAAGATCGAACAAGCAATAGCTGATATAAAAAAAGAACTTCCTGCTCGGGCAGCAGATAGGGTAATTCGAGTCACCATTGGTGGGAAACCAATTAATCTCGATGAATCTACAGAATTGTCTAGCATATTAAAAAATGCTGGATTAAAAGGTCAACGCAGAGCCCAAAACTGATGTAAATACATTGGGAAGAGGAAGAAGAAAATCATGAAAACACACCGAATACAGTCGAACACAAAAGGATTGTTTTTGTCAGTGGATGGTAAAGAAATCTACCCAATAAAAGAATCTTTATTCAATGTCAATGAATTTGCATTGGTTAAGATTGAGGGCGGTGAAGCAATACTAACTGATCCTAGCAATAAATCATATACAGAAATCTGGGAGATATTTCATCCCATACCAGTACATGTTCATGCTGAACATGTACTGGATCCACCATTCAAACTCATTGACATAGTAGAAAACAACTTGTACTTTGCTGTGACAACTTTATTTTCATCAACTGTGAGTTTTTGTATAGGATTGTCCATAGGATATATAAT